GAATGTTACACAATACGATCAGTAGATGGAATTGTTGAAAGAATAAATAAAAGATACATTACCGATGACGGTAGACAATTATTACAAGATTAATTATGTCACAATTAGAAAAACAATTACAGGAAGAATTAAAGCGTTACAAACAAATTAACAGATACGCTAAGACTTTAATGATGGAACAAGATGTTCCAGAAGATCCAGCGGCTCCGGGTGCAGTTCCACCCGCAGGTGATGTACCACCTCCACCACCAGGCGGAGATGTGCCACCTCCACCAGAAGCAGGAGCAGGAGAAGACCCAACTTTGGATGTTCCACCTCCAGCAGGTGACGATGCAGGTGCGATGCCACCAACCGATGACGTTTCAGGTGAAGCGGATTCAACTGAAGAAATTGATATTACCGATTTGGTGAACATGACTAAAAGTATTAAAAAGGACATGGAAAACAAACAATCGGATAATGTTAACGTAGTGGCTAAGATGGATGACATTTTTACCAAACTTGACGACCTTGAATCTAAATTAGCTGATATGGACTCAATTATCGACAGAATTGACCAACTTGGGTCAAAAGTTGAAGCAATGAAAGAACCAACGCCAGTCGAAAAACTTGAAATGAGATCACTTGATTCATACCCATTCAATAAAAACCCTGAACAGTTCTTCCAAGAAAAAAGAGGTGAAATGGAAAGAAGTGGTAAAAACACTTATGAACTGAAACCTAGTGAAGTTACGAATTATTCAAAGGATTTGATTAAACAAAGTTTTAATCCTGAAGGTGAAAAAAACTATTGAAGTTTAACATAAAATAATTCAAAATACATGAAAATAATTCAAGCCGGACTTTTTTTTCCGGCTTTTTTTATGTATATTTTGGATATAAATAAATTTAAATTTTTAGTTTTATGGGTACACATTTATCAGTACTAGAACAGTACGAAAAGTCAAAACAAGCTACAAGTAGCAACAGTATTTCGCAAGAAGATCGCCTAAAGAAGTATTTCACAACAGTTCTACCAAAAGGTGTTAGAAGCGCGGAAAAAAGAATCAGGATTTTACCAACAAAAGACGGTTCATCACCATTCGTTGAAATTTACTTTCACGAAATTCAGGTTGACGGAAAGTGGGTAAAATTATTTGACCCAAAACAAGAGGGTAAACCTTCACCCTTAAATGATGTTTACGATGGCCTTATGATGACAGGTGTTGACGCTGACCGTGAGTTGGCAAGACAATACAGAGCTCGTAAGTATTATGTTGTAAAAGTTATCGATAGGGATAACGAAGCAGACGGAGTTAAATTTTGGAGGTTCAAATTCAGCTCAAAAGGAGACGGTGTATTTGACAAAATATATCCTATCTTCAAGAACAAAGGTGACATTACTGACCCAGAAGAAGGACGTGACATTATCGTTACATTGGGATTAAGTAAATCAAACAACGGAAAAGAATATACTTCGGTAAGTTCTATTATCCCTGAAGACAAATCTAAACTACATGATGACCCAGAAGTATCAAAAGAATGGGCTGAAGACGAAATGATTTGGTCTGACGTTTACGCAAAGAAACCATTCGAATACCTTGATATGGTTGCTAAGGGTGAAACACCAAAATGGAGTAATGACGCTAAAAAGTGGATTTCAGAAGCAGACACACAAGCTGACGAAACCATTGCAACAGGTAAATCAGAATCGGCAGTTAAACAAAATGTAATCGTTGACCCACAAGCGGATGACGAAGCGGCTGAAGAAGACGATCTTCCATTCTAAAAAATAATTAGCTTGGACATAAGCTTGGACACAATGACCAAGCGAGTGTCCAAGCTTTTATATTTAACAAACTAATGGACAAAAACGACTGTAAATTTAATATAGAGTGGGATTATTTAGGTTGGAACGATACTGAACTTGGATCGGCTCTATATAGTCAGAGGGATTGGAATCAAACACTAATGACTAAAATTAATCAAATATCGGCTAATGTACATCAGTCAGCGTTAAGAGGAGGAGCAAATAAGATTATAATTCCTAAAAAATTATATCCGTTATTTGAAACATTTGAATATTTTTGGAACGGTCAATTATCGGGAAGGTATAAAGTTATCGTTGACGATCAATTAACGTTCAAATTTGGGATTGAATATAATTTTAATACTGATAACGTAATTTATGTTTTTAGAGAAGTTGAAGGTATCGTTCTAATACCAAAATTTCAATCTAACCCAGACGGAATTGATGAAGTATCGTTTCGATTTCCGGAAAATAATGATGAAATTATAGAACATAAAAAATGTTTAAATGGTAGTATAACCATTTTAAACTACGAATAACAAAAGACAAATGGCTATTAAGAAAAAAGAATTTGACTACAAAGCAAAATTTTCTACAAGTACAAAATATAAAGAAGAAAACTTTTACTATTGTGGTGACGCATTTTTAAAAGCGTGTGGACTACCAGGCCCAATTATGGGTGGATTAAATATGTTATTAGGACATAGTAACACTGGTAAAACAAACGCATTAATTATGGCAGGGGCGGATGCACAGAAAAAGGGGCATTTACCTGTGTTTATTATAACTGAAAAGAAATGGAGTTGGAAACACGCTGTCCAACTCGGATTACAAGCAACACAGGACGCAAGCGGAGAATGGGTCGGTGATTTCATTTTTAATGACGGGTTTAAATATATTGAACAGGCGGCTGATTTTATAAATGAAATTTTAGATGAACAAGAAGCAGGTAATATCCCAAGAGATATCGTATTTTTATGGGATTCAGTTGGTTCTATTCCATGTAAAATGACATATGATGGAAAAGGTGGTAAAATGGCTAACGCAAGTGTTCTTCAAGACACAATTGGTTTAGGTATCGCTTCACGTATTGCTGACTCAAAGAAAGAAGACTTCCCATATTACAACACATTATGTATTGTTAATCAACCTTGGGTTGAGCCAGCCGACAATCCATTTGGTCAACCTGAAATTAAAGCAAAAGGTGGTACATCAATATGGTTGGCGTCATCATGTGTGTTTTTATTTGGTAATCAAAAGAAAGCAGGTATCAATCACATTGATGCAGTAAAAGGTGGTAGAACAGTATCATACGCTATCAGAACGAAAATTTCAACAGTAAAAAATCACATCAACGGACTTTCATTTAAAGACGGAAAAGTTATTGCCGTTCATAATGGATTTATTGATGACACTAAAGAAGCTCTTGATAAATACAAGAAAGAATACTCAGAATATTGGAATAAGATTATGGGTGGTGACGGTGAAATTACTTTAATCGAAGCACCATCTTCTCCTTATGAAGAAATGGAGTAATATTTTACAAAACACGTTGTTTAACATAAAAATTTTGAAAAATGGTTTTATTAGTAGATGGTGATAACTTACTCACTATCGGGTTTTATGGGGCAAAGAACGCTTTCCATAAAGGGGTTCATATAGGTGGAATTTACCATTTCCTTAACACTTTAAGGAAAACGTTTGAATTGTACCACTTGGACAAAATTGTAGTTTTTTGGGACGGAAATGATGGTTCTCGACAAAGGAAACTTATCTATGAACGTTACAAACAAGACAGGGGTGATCATAATCGTACTGAAGAAGAACAAAACAATTTTGATTACCAAAGATATCGAATAAAACAGTATTTGGAAGAAGTTTATGTTAGACAAGGTGAATTTGAATTTTGTGAATCGGACGACTGCATAGCATACTATGTTCAGAACTCTCCCAACGAAAAGAAAATCATTTTCTCGTCCGATGGTGACTTAACACAACTCATATCCCCAGACACACAACTTTATAATCCGATGCATCATACGTTGTACTCGGAAGGTGACACTATCTTATACAAGAAAGAAGAAATGCTTGTAGATAATGTTAGGGTGGCAAAAGTATTTTGCGGTGACCCGTCAGATAGTATTGCCGGAATTGCAGGATTAGGTATTAAACGATTATTAACTTTATTTCCCGAACTTAAAACTAGGAAGATGGAAATAAATGAAATTATTGAACAAAGTAATAATTTTTTCGAAAGGGATAAGCGTAACAATACAATCAATAACATTTTATCGGGAGTAACAAAATACGGCACTTTTGGTGACGAATTTTTGGAAATGAACAAAAAAATAGTTATATTAGATCATCCACTACTTACGGATGAAGCTAAGGACGAAATCGATTTATTAATCAACGACACTTTATCGACAGAAGGACGTTCATACAAAAACTGTATGAAAATGATGATGGAAGACGGAATATTTAACTTATTACCAAAGTCAGACAGTGCGTGGGTAAACTTCTTAAATCCATTTTTAAGACTAACAAGAAAAGAAAAAAATAAAAAAACCATTATTAATATTAGAAATTATGAATAATCAAGAATCAACAAAATTTGAATTTTTGTTAACTATGGAAGGTAATATTGTAGTCCAAAGATTTTTCTTTGTAAAAGATTACAACCCAATTGTTAAAAAATCGCTAGATTTGCACGAATGCGTGTCAAATATTTGCTTGGATATCGAAGACGATTTGAGAAAGAAAACTTTCGAGTATCTTACCGAAAATCAAAACTTTTTCTCGCTTCCAGAGGGTGTGGAAGAAGAACGAGATTCATCAACTGAACATTTTTTAGTTGAGATTAAGCAAGGAAACGATGTATTTATCCAGAGATCGTTTCCCGCTTATGTATACCACCCAAAGGTGAGATATACAGTAGATATTAGACCAAAAATTAAAACGATATTATCGTTATTAACTGAAACTTTGTCACTTACGAAGTTGGAGACATCATATTTGCAATATGATTTAACAAAATAACATGAAAGAAATAAATTTCGGGCACTTAGGTACAACGTTTCAAGAGACATTAATAAAAGCGATAATTGAAGACAAGAAATTCGGGGACACGATTGTAGATGTAATTGACAGTAAGTATTTTGATAATAACTCCTTTAGATACATAATGGAGAATATTAAAGAAATACATACGGACTACAATCGTATTCCGGACTACCTTGACATTTCGCAGAAAATTATGTCGGAAGGTAAAGAGGCGAATTCAGGTAGAATTCACATTGATACCTTGGAAAACATCAAAAATAATGAACAAAACCCTGATACCGTAAAGGACAGGGCCTTGAACTTCTGTAAACAACAAAACTTAAAGAAAGAACTAAAGATAGTACAAAGTATTATCGATAACGGAGAATTCGAAGAATACGGCAAGATTGAAGGAATTATTCAAAAAGCACTTCAAGTGGGTGTTATGGATGAAGACGCAACTGACGTTTTCCATGACATTGATTCTGCGTTGGAAAAAGACTTTCGAGAACCAATTCCAACAGGTATTGTTGGATTAGACAATCTTTTAAAAGGTGGTTTAGGTATCGGTGAATTAGGAGTAGTACTTGCTCCAACAGGAACGGGTAAAACAACATTGTTAACCAAGTTTGCTAACACAGCATACAATGTTGGAAAAAACGTTCTACAAATATTCTTTGAAGATAATAAAGACGTTATCAAAAGAAAACACTATACCATTTGGTCAGGTATCGCCCCTGATGACCAACCTGATAATAAGGATGAAGTTAAACAAAAAATTCACGAAGCTGAATCTATAACTAAAGGTGAACTTAGATTATTGAAGTTACCTAGTAGTAGTAAAACCGTTGCCGATATTAAAGCTATAATCAGAAAAATGAGATCCGAAGGATTTAAAATCGATTTAGTTTTAATTGACTATGTGGATTGTATTATTCCTGAAAGATCAAATTACGGGGAAGAATGGAAAGGTGAAGGTTCAATCATGAGAACGATTGAAGCTATGACCGATGAATTCAATATCGCTATTTGGGTTGCCACACAAGGTAACCGTGAATCAATTGCTTCTGAAGTTGTTACAACCGATCAAATGGGTGGTTCAATTAAGAAAGCACAAATCGGACACGTAATTGTTTCAGTTGGTAAAACATTGGAACAAAAGGAACATAATTTAGCTACGTTGACACTTCTTAAATCACGTATCGGTAAAGACGGTGTTGTATTTTCTAACTGTACATTTAATAATGAGTTTATTATTATTGACACAGATACTCAAAATACTTTACTTGGTATCAAAGAAGATAAGGCTGCCGATAAAACAAATCGTCAACGTGAAGCCTACCTTAGAAGACAACAAATGAATGGAAATCCACAACCACAAATTGATGTGAACGCAGGATTACAACCAAACGTAAATGGTTAATAAAAAAAATCGATTAACTAGTTGTTTTTTTTTCAAATTTTCGTATTATTTAAGTAAATAAAAATTATATTATATGGACGTATCGCAAAAAATACTTTCAGATTTAACGGTGTATATGAAATATGCAAAGTATATTCCGGAACTGAACAGAAGAGAAACTTGGGACGAAATCGTGACCCGAAATATGAAGATGCATATTAAGAAATACCCACAAATAGCTGACGAGATCAGGGAAGTCTATAAAATGGTGTATGATAAAAAAA